AATTCATTTTGTTTTAATTTAATTTTTATTAAAACAATTTTATAAAAAATAAAAATTACTCTAAATAGTAAAAAAACAAATTACTTCTTTTTTGTATAATACTTCTCAACAATTCTAGTAACCGCTTGTTTTACTGAATTATTGTTTTGTTGACTCTGTGTTTGAGTTTGAGTCTGTGTTTGAGTTTGTGTTTGGTTGTTTTTACATCCGCATCCCATGACTTAAAGTTTTAAATGGTTTATTTTAATATAAATATTTTCTTATATTGTAATTTATATTCATTCAAAGATAAATCAATTCTTTTTTTAGATATTTATAACATATGTCATTAGAAAAAATAATAAAAAGGGTCATTTATGAACAGATTGAAAATGTTATAAGGATTTCACCTGAAGACTTTAAAGAAAATTTGCCCTATTTCAATAGTGATGTTGCATTACTAAAAAAATATTACAAAAATAAAGATATTATAATCACCGGTGATTTAGATTTACAATACGACAAAGAAATTAAAAATCTTGATTCACTCTCTAAAATTGAAGGTAATTTAGATATTAGTTATAGTAACGTTGATGTTTTTGATGAAAGTAAGGCTAAAAACTTTAGAGACTGGAATAGTAAAAGATATTATATAAGACAACAAAAAATACTTCAAGAAAAACTTAATTATTTAGATGAACTAAGAAAGAAAAACGATTGGAATATTCAAAATGGAAAAAAAATATCCTACCAAACAGAGGCATTATACGAACATTTAGAAAATCAACGTAAATTGTCTTATTATGACGATGGCGTTAGTGAGGAAGAAGTTCTTGAGGACAAATATTTTATTTATCCTGAAAAATACACACATTATGGTGGTGGTTTTTTTACTTGGTTAGGTGAGGATGATAGAGACACAGAATGGATGGTATATAGTGAAGACGAAATAGAAAGTGCCGCTAGACGTTCAATCGAGGGGAGAATAGATGAACTTGGATATGAAGCATTTGCTTCTTGGGTTTGGGAAGACCATTTAGATAATGAGTCGGTTAGAGGTTTTTTAAGTGATTATATATCAGAATCAATTTATGATGACCCTGAAAATTGGGGAATTAAAAAAGATTTAACACAACAACAAGAAAAAATTGTAAATATATACAAACAAAAAATTGAAAAATTAGAACAAAGAATAAATAATGAAGATTTAGATGAAGAAACCGAAAATAGCATCCAAGACGAAATTGATGATATAACACAACTAATAGAAGACGTTGAAGAAAATCCAGAAGGTGATTACAACCAAGACGAAATAGAATCAGCAATTGAATCTTATGTTGACGATAATGAAGATGAATTTGTTTCATTTTTAAACGACCAAGGATTCGACAAAAATGAAATTTTTTATTATGTTGATACGGAGGCTGTAATAGATTATATAATTAATAGTGATAGTTGGGGGGATATTTTAGGTAGTTATGACGGTGACCACGATGAAATTGATGTAAATGGAAAGACATTTATTATAATGAGATATAATTAATTTATTTACTGACCAACATATTTTTCTTATTTTTTATACATGGAGACAAATTGGGTATTTCAAGAGCCAGTAGATTTTGAACACAAACAATATATTTTATTAGGGTATTTACAAAAAATTGAAAAAGAGTTAAACGATTTTAAACTTTATCCAAATTTTCAATTGTTGTCACTTCATTTGGCTAATATAAATTTAGTATTACAAAAAGGTCAATATTTGTCATTGACAAAAAAATTAAAAGAAAAAGACGAAGAAATTTTATTATCAGATTTAGTTAGTCAAGAAATACCACCAATGACTGGACAAGAAATCTTAGAATTATATAGAATAAGCAAATATTCATCAGAGAAATTACAAAACTTTTTTGACCACGCAAAAGCAATTTGGGAGTTGGTGAATGATAGTATTTCATTAACTGTACTAAACAACTCAAAAAAAATTGAAAGCAAACAAGGACTTTTTATAATTAAAAACAAAGAAAAAAATTACTTATACGAATTTGTAATTAAAGAAATAAAAAAGAATTTTCCTGATGTTAAATGCTACATTAAAAAAATATGTGAGATTGAAAACCAAGAAATTACTCCAGAGTTATTTGAAAACAAAAAAACTTTAATTAAAAATTTAAGCAGTGAAGAAGTTCATAGAGAACTTATACTATTCAAAGTAAATCACGACGATAATTTTCCATTCAATGAGACATTGATTCCTTTGACCAAAAGAAAATTGTTAAACTTTATACAACAATCTAAAATTATAAATAAGGTTAATTTGACAAAAACAATTCAATAAACTATACTATTGATATGAAGAAAAAAGAAATCATTAAAGAGATTAAAAGTATGGTTAAAAAGTATCCCAATGACTTAGATTTAGGAAACCAAGTGAGAACCTTTTTGTTAAACTTAAAAAGTAAAAAGAGTAATGGGATTTAATAAAAGATTTCTTAACAAAGAACAAATTTTAAAAAATCAACATCATATAATTGAGTATCTTCAAGCAGATGCACTTTTTATAACGGATAAGTTTTCTGAAGAAGTTTACAGATTATTCAAGGATGGGGCAAATGAAAAAACAATAATTGAATATATAAATAAAAATAAATGAAAGTAACCTTAGAATATGTATGGTTAGATGGATATACTCCAGAACCAAACCTTAGAAGTAAAGTAAAAGTTGAAGAAATTAATACAAATGTGAATGAGTTCAAATTTCCAGAATGGAGTTTCGATGGGTCATCAACAAATCAAGCAAACACAGAAAATTCAGATAAAATATTAAAACCTATAAGATATTATACTCAAAAATCTTTTCCTTTAGAAAATAGCAGGGTATATGTTTTATGTGAAGTATTAAATTCAGACGGCACACCCGACGAATCAAACATTAGGTCAAAAGTTGAAAACCAAGAAGATTTGTGGTTTGGTTTTGAACAAGAATATTTTATTAAAAATTCAAAAACAAATAATATCTTAGGCCACGAAACCCCACATTTAGAACCCCAAGGAAAATATTATTGTGGAGTTGGACATAATGTTGTTGGAAGGGGTTTTGCTGAGGAACACATGGCGTTATGTTTAATGTATGGTATGGAAATAACAGGTATTAATGCTGAAGTCGCATTAGGACAATGGGAATACCAAGTTTTTTCTAAAGGAAGTTTGAAGGCTGCCGATGATTTATGGATGACAAGATATTTTTTACATAGACTTTCAGAAAAGTACAACTATGAAATAATTTTACACCCAAAACCAATTAAAGGTGATTGGAATGGTTCAGGGATGCATACCAATTTTTCAAATGAAAGAATGAGAACACTTGGTGGTTATGAATATTTTCAAGCAATTTTCAATACATTTGGTTCAAGACATCATGACCATATTAAAAATTACGGTTCCGAAAATAATTTGAGACTTACAGGAAAACACGAAACACAATCAATTGAAAAATATAGTTATGGTATTGGTGATAGAGGGGCATCAATTAGAATCCCAAAATCAACCGCCGAAAATTGGAAAGGGTATATTGAAGATAGAAGACCGGCATCTAACGCTGATTCATATAAAGTTGTTTTAGAAATTATAAAATCACTTAAAAGTACAGAAACATTAATGGAGATTACCATGAAAATGAATACCAAAATAAACGTAGATGAACTGAGCGGTAAATACGGAACAGTTACAAATGAAGAGTTGTTAAAAGAATACAGAGAAGAGGAATAATGGTTAATGGATGGGCGTTATTAGTGGAGATAGTTTTTGGTTTTTTAGCCCAAATTGGAACATTCTTCCAACTTCAAGGACCTTTTAAATATGAATGGATAAAAAATAATTATTGGTTAACAGTAATGATGGGTATACCAATATCTATGTTATTTATTTATTCTGTAAAAAATATGATAATAGCGTTTAATGGTCAAATGTGGCCTTCAAGGTTGATTGGGTTTAGTGTTGGAGCAGTTGTTTTTACATGGTTAAGTTGGTTAATTTTTAAAGAACCACTAACACTTAAAACCATAGTTTGTTTAATTTTAGCAATAGGAATTTTAATAATACAATTATTTTGGAAATAGAATGGAAAATAAAGAACAGGTAAACCATCCAGAACATTATGGAGGTTCAGAAAACACATACGAAGCAATCAAAGTTATTGATGCTTGGGATTTGGGATTTAGTTTAGGAAATACAGTAAAATATATATCACGTGCAGGAAAAAAAAGAAAAGATAAAGAACTTGAAGACCTCAGAAAGGCTCTTTGGTACCTCCAACACCACATCGAAACGCTTGAAAAAGAAAACAGGTTTTGATAAAGAAATAAATGTTTGGGACGCTCTTACAACACCAAACGAATTATTAAGAGAAACCCTTATAAATTTTATGTGGGGATTTTTAGGTAATTCAATAGTAGTTTTTGCGGCAAAAGAACTGGACTTTATGGTTTTAATTAACTATATTGTTTATTACGTATTGATTTCTTACATTGTTAATAGAAAAAAATATGAAACCATGTTAGGTAAATTTGTTGTCCTACCTGGTTCGGCGGCGGCAGGGGCATTTACAGGATATAAATTAGCACAAATAATAGCAGAATTGGTATGAAAATTAAAAAAAAACATAGAAAGAAGATATAGAATTATTGCGGGATGTATAATTTTATTTTGGTTAATGATGACAAGGGTTTTAGTTAGTGAAGTAATAAAAATGATATTTTAAAATGATAGAAACAGGAAGAATAATTAATGGAGATTGTATTGAGGTAATGAAGACATTACCAGAAGGGTGTATTGATTTGGTTGTTACAAGTCCACCATATGGTGTGGGAATTGATTATGACGTACATGAAGATGATGTTGAGTTCACAGAGTATGTTGAATTTGCTAAGTCTTGGTTGTCTGAAACATATAGATTATTAAAAGACGATGGACGTATCGCTTTGAACATTCCCTATGAAATCAACAGACAAAAAAAAGGTGGACGTATTTTCTTTGTTTCTGAAATGTGGCAAATCATGAAAGAAATTGGATTTGGTTTTTTTGGTATTGTCGACCTTGAAGAACAATCACCACATAGAAGTAAAACTACAGCTTGGGGTTCTTGGATGAGCCCATCATCACCTTATATCTACAACCCAAAAGAGTGTGTTATTTTAGCATATAAAAAACATCATATTAAAAAAGTTAAAGGAGAACCGCAATGGATAGGAACACCAACTGAGGTTGAAAATAAAGATGGTATAGTAAGAACTAAAAATGTATATGAAGAACAGGATAAGAAAGAGTTTATGGAACTTGTGTTTGGTCAGTGGAATTACTTTGCAGATACTAAATCACTCACCAAGGCAACGTTCTCGATGGACATTCCAACCAAAGCGATTAAAATACTATCCTACAAGAACGATATAGTTATGGACCCATTCGCTGGTAGTGGTACTAGTTTAGTGGCCGCACAAATACTTGACCGAAGGTGGTTGGGAATAGAACTAAGTGAAAATTATACAAATATCGCAAGAACAAGAGTTGAATACTTCAAAACATTAGAAACTCTACAAGAAACCCCACCATTATAGTGGGGATTTTTGTTTTATAGTATATTTATTGTTATGAATACAATCCTCAACGAACAAATTTTAAGAATTAAACAAGTCATGGGAATTTGTGAAACTAAAGAAGAGGATAAAAAAATTATAGATAATTGGTTTGAATATGTTAAAAATACATCACATGAGGATGCTGTAAATCAAATGAATAATGGGGGAAAATATTTAGAACTAAGACAAGAATCTATTGATGCTGGGGAAAGAATTTTTGTTTATGAAAAAATAGAAGAAGCCAAGTCCATTGATGAATTAATAAATTTATTTAGAAGAGACTTCAAGTTTATAGATTATGTACGTAAACATTTTTGGGGAACTGGAAATCAACGGTACTTGGAAATGAAACAAGCGTTATGTCTTCTTAATGGGGGGTCTGAAAATCAATGTTATGATTTAGATTTGCGTTCTGATATACTACTCTATGATAAACCCATAAATTGGGACAAAGTAAATAAAATTGTTGACGAAATACCAGGACTAAAAGAAAGGGTTTATAGATTAAAAAGAATAGCTAGTGCGAATAAAATAACCTCAAATTTTGAAACTAATCAACCAAACATCAAAAAAAACAAACCAACGAGCGGTCCTGACCAATACATATCAAAATTAAACTACAGTGATGTTGGATTTAATACTGCAGAACCCAGTGAAAGTATGAAAAAATACGCCGAAGCATTATCAAAAGAAAACCCAAATGAAATTGAATCGTTGGTAAATAATTTAGTTGACAGGTTCAAAAATTTGATGACAACCAAAGTAAATAAAGAAATAAGCGCTGCGGGTATGAGTAAAAGTTGGGCATATTGGGATATTGGTAAACAACTTTATTTTTATAATAATCCTGAAGAAAGTAATTACAGACTTGGAAATCCTCTAACTGACAAATGGATACAACAAAGTATTATTAACAGAATGATTGGTTGGGAAGTTACAAATGGAGGAAAAAAACAAAATGGCGATAAATATTCTTCTGAAGAATTAACAAATATTGGAGAAACTTATTTATGAAAATTATTATAACTGAAAGTCAATTTAGAATGATGATTAAAGAATCAGGTATTAGAGATATTAATGATATTGCAAAAAGATACCCAAAGGCTAAAATTTATTTTCATCAAGATTTAGATGGTGTTACAACGGCAATAGCCATGAAAAACTATTTGGAACAAAATGGTATTGATGTTGTTGATTGTGAAGTAATACAGTACGGGTCAAAAGAATTTGCAATAAAAAAACCTGAAGGTGAAGGGAACATTATGCCGGTCTTAGTTGATTTTGCACACGGTAAACCAATGTTTGTTATTCATACAGACCATCACGATAGTCAATCCGGTGTCGAAGACGATACTGCGACAAGTTTTAAACACGCAAGGTCCAATGTTGAAACAATTTCTCAAACAATTTCACCAAAAGATTTATTTAAAGACGAAGATTTATATCTAATATCGACAGTCGATTCGGCAAACTTTGCTGTAAATCAAATAACTCCAGAAATGGTAATGAATTTTGTTTTTAAGTATGACAAATATGAAAGTGTTAAAAGAAATAAAATGATGATGGGGCTTGTCGTTAATAAACTTCTTTTATCGTATAAAAATGATAAGGTTAATGGTAGAAATTTTCTTGAATATTTAGTAATGAACTGCGAACCATCACTTGAAAATTTATATAATACAATAACAAAAATTGCAAAAGAACAAGGATATGCCACGGTTGAAACTATGACACAAAATCAAGAAAAATTCATAGAAGCAAGAAAGAAAGAAGGGGCAATAGAAAAAACAGGAAATGTTATATCACAATATGGGTTAGGTAGTATGAGAAAAGGTTCTTATGATAGATACGTTCCATTTAGAATACACCCTGACGCAGACTTTCTAGTTACAGGTCTTGGAGGGCAAGTCGGAATGGTTCAAGCATCTTGTAATCCATTTAAAGAAGAAAGAGCACTTAAAGGTATAAACTTAGGTGAAATCAAAGATGAAGTTTTAAATATCTTCAAACCTGAATTAGAAAAAGAAATATTAAGTTTTAGAATTATTAAAAGAATCTCAGAAAGAGAGGCAACTCCCGAGTCAGTTGGATTCACAACAAAAGATATGATGGCATTATATGGTAAAATGCCTTCATTTGATTCTGAAAAACTAACTATTAATGGTTATGACTTTCTGAAAGCAAATTCAGGAGGACATAAATGTATTACCAACATATCAGGAATAAACTTCCTATATAGTGGATATGATAAACCATACACTAAAGATTTACCTGAAGAAACATTACCGATTGCAAATTACGAAGGAGATAATAATTTTGTTAAAGACATTAAACAAAAACTTTTAAGATTTAGAAAGTTGTCAGAAAAACAAATTGAAGCGGCTCTTAATCAAATAAGAAGAGAAGGTATAAATTTTGAAGATGAAACAGAAAGTACTCCAAAAAGAACTTATTCGGATTTAGTAAAAGATATGAAAAATACTTTTGTGGATATTTTAAATAAAAAAATTGAAAATAGTTAAAACATTGAGGTTTTAATTTTGTCACCCTCTTTAATGTTTAATTCTTTACAAGTACCACCATTAAGTTCCAAAACAGTATTTCCAAATCCTTCAAACATTTCACAATCTTCCTCATTACCACAAGGAAGACAATTATGATTTATTTTGGTAATCACATTACCGTCAATCATTATTATATCTAAAGGAATAATACAATTGTACATCCAAAAAGTTTGGGTTTTTTTCTCTGGCATCATAAATAACATACCATCAAAATTATTATCAAACTTTTTACCCATCATACCTTTCTGAATTGAATCAGTATTAGCAACGACTTTACAATTAAAAATGTTATCTTTGACTAAAATTTTCACATAATATAAATATTTCAAAAAAATTTAAAAGCAATAAAATTTTTGATAAGCAAAGATAT